TTGACCCGTACCGCCAGCCGTTGCGGGAACAACTTTCCAGCCAATGACTTGAACCGCGTTGGATGTGTCTTTGTAAAACAGTTTGCCATCGGCAATATTGATGGCCAATTCCGACCCCAACGTGCTGTTGGTCAAATTAGAAGCCGACGGCAAATTGCTTGCCGTGCTGCTGCTATAAATCAGAATTGGTGTGTATCCGGTTTGGGCCATGTTTATTCCTCAAATGTTGGGGTGAACACCTGGGGCGCCCATGGCAGCGGGCGGTCTTGTTGTTCCACAACGTTAACCATTTGTTCAGCCAGGCGGGCTTCAATCATGTTTTTGCCGTTGGCCATGGTTTCGGCTTTGATCCATTCCACAATCATGGCTTCGGTCACCTGGTCAAACGGTACGGTCATTTTAGGTTCGCGGAAAAACCAATTGCCTTCCGTTTCAACGGCTGCGGTTTTGTTTTCAGCGCGAACAAAATACCTGGCCTGGGTGATTAAGTCACCATCCGCTTTGATGCCCAGGATTTTCCAGGTCGTATTCATTAAAAGTTGCCCCCGCCAGTTCCACCCGTTGCGGTAAAAATACCTGTGGATGGATTGAATTTAAGTTTAGTCGATGACACATAAGCGGGCAAGTTTCCTGTTGAATTTGTCACCCAAACCAGGTATTCGTCCGCGTTTGTCGATGTGTCGTCGGTGATTGCAATATTCGCTGCGTTTGTTGCGTTTGTTGCGCTGCCAGCACTTCCCGCGCTGCCGTCAATCGAAACGCCAGTCAACGACTGGATCGCGCTGGCGCGGTTCAACGCAATGGTGGTCGTGCCGATGTGCAGCGACGAATTGCCCAGGACGGATGACGGGATCGTGCCGGTCAGTTCGCCCGCGGGCAAGCCGGTCAACCCTGTACCAGCGCCAGCAAAGCCCGTGGCCGTCAAAATGCCGGTCGAAGGGTTGAATTGGTATTTGGTAGAAGCGACGTATTCGGTGGCCAAGTTGCCAGTTGTTTGGCTGGCAAACAGCGGATAACGCACCGCGTTGGTGGTGGTGTCATCGGTTACCGTCGCATAAGCCACGGGCGTCACCCAAGTTGGAGCGCTGGCGCCGTTTGACTGCAATACCTGGCCAGCCGAACCGGTTGAACCGGACACCGCCAACGTGCTGCTGAAATCAATGGTTGTGAATTTTGCCGATGCCGCCGTAGTGGCGCCAATCGACATATTGTTGATCGTGCCAAGGCTTGTCGGCGCAATTTCAATTGATCCCGCGCCGGTTGGCTTGATGTGAACGTGACCCGTTCCGGTCGGGCTTATGTCAATTTGCGCGTTCGCACCATTCATGTTGGTCGAAACATCCAAAGACAAATTATTGCCGCCACCGGCGCCCCATTGCAGTTGGGCCGTGCCACCCGCGTTTCGCAAAGCGCCGCCAGCACTTGTGGCCGCATCAAAAAACGGGCCGACAAACTTGGTCGTGGCAGTTACGGTTGTGCCTTTGATTGTGTTGGCCGTCGTGCCGCCAATTGCGGGGGGCGCTGACAAATCCAACGTGCCGCCCAGCGTCAAATTGCCGCTGCTGGTGACCGTGCCGGACAGCGTGATGCCGGACACCGTACCTGTGCCACCAACCGACGTTACCGTGCCAACCGTAGGCGTCGCCCAGGATGGAACACCGCCAGCCAAGGTTAACACTTGGCCATTTGCCCCAGCAGCCAAAAAAGAAGTGGCGCCAGCGCCCGATTGATACGGTACTGAACCAACCCCACCACCAGCCAAATTTGTCGCCGTGGTGGCTGTTGTGGCGCTTCCAGCGGTTGTTGCCGTGGCCGCGTTGCCGTTGATTGATCCTGTGATCGTATTGGTAACGGTTAAATCCAGTAATGTGCCAACACCCGTAATGCCGGTGTAAGCGCCGCTGATCCTGGCGGTGTCAATGGTTCCGCTGGTGATTTGATTGGCGGCAACTGCAATGCTGGTCGCGGCCAGGGCGGTTAATTGGCCCTGGGCGTTGACGGTTGCGGTCAATGTTTGGCTGGCGCCGCCATACGACGCAGCCGATACACCGGTGTTGGCAATACTGAATGTTGTGCCGATTAGGGATAAACCCGTACCCGCGCTGTACGTTCCCGCGCCCGAAAACTGCGTCCAGGGCATCGCGGTGACGCCAATCGTGCCGGTCGATGCCGCGGTCGTAACCCAACCGGTGTTCAGCAATGATGTTCCGGCTTCAATGAACGTAAACGCGCCTGGCACTTCCGACCAGTTGTTCATGTCCGCGGTGCGCGTCCATCCGCTGGCGCTGGCTGCATAAATACCGTTTTGCGCCTGACTGGTTTGGTTTTTGACTAGGATGCGATCACCGGCGGTCAGCGCGGATGGCCAATCGCCACCAGCCTGGGTAGAAAGGCCCGTCAACGTAATGTTGTTGGTGGTCGTGTACAAACACGACGCCTTGATATCCAAACCCTGGGCGACCGAATCAACGTATGCCTTATTGGCCACGTCAGCGTCCGCGGTTGGCGCTGCGGCCACCTGGGCGGTTGTGAAATACGCTGCCGCGGGGGTGTTGCCACCAATTACGGACGAATCAATCGTCGAATTTGTAATGGTTAACCCTGATTGAACGGGGTCAATTGGGGCAAAAAAAGGCGTTCCCGCGGGGCCAACAAAATATTGCAGCGCAAACGTTGGTTCAGGATCAAAAACGCCCTGAACCGGAACGATGTTGGTGGTCTGTTTGTTGGCGACCTGATTGGCCATGGTTTACCCCGCGGCCAACGGTGTCACAAAGCATTCGCCGTTTGCAGCCGTGCCAATGATGCGGATGTAAAACGTGTTGCGTGGGGCTGGAATCACGATTGGGTAATTCATGCTGGGCGGCAAAATCACACCAGGCGTTGAATTGCCGGTCGTTGGAACAGCCGGTGTTGCCGTGCTGGCAGCCGTGGTTCCCAGCGTCACAACAACGGACGCGCTGCCGGTGTTAATCAACGACACGTAATTATTTTCAACATTCGATTTGGGTTCGATTGCCAGGGCGGTTGAAGCGGAAGCCGGAACCGTAATTCGGTAGGTCGGCCCATTTGGTCTAAAACTTGGCAGCATATTCGTTCCCCTTTCTTGGGAAATTATAAAGTTTCAAAAGGAAAAAGCCACCCCTTTTGAGGGCGGCTTTCCCGATTATTTTTCCATCCGATTAAGGAAGGAAAGTTAGGTCGTAACCGTAAATGAACACGTCAGCGGTGGCTGCTGCGCCCTGTGCGGTTGTGCAACGGATGTAAAGCGGTGTGGTCGATACTGCGTCTGTGGACGTTGCAGCGGTCACAACCACTTTTGCCGTGGCGCTGTTGCCGGTCAAAGCATAAGCCGTTTTCACGGCTGTGCCGGTTGCGCCTGGGCCTGTATAAACGGCCAATTGGGCCGTGGTCAGGTTGATGGACGCATTGGCAACGATGATGCTTTGAACGCTGACACTACCACTTGCCAAAATGGGGGCAATGGTATCTGCGACTGCATTCAAATCAACGCCCTGGGCCGATGCAATCAGGCGTAGCGCCTGGTTGGTTGCAAGGTTTGAGGGGTGATTACTAGCGGTTACTGCTGGGCCTGGATTAGACATGATCTGTTTCCTTTCTTGGTTGTCGGTTGATGATTAGGCTGCAACGCGGCAAGCAAGTTCGGGGTACAAAGGCGCCCAACCGTACAGCACATCCAAACGGGTTGGGATGCTGTCGTTGTTGATCGTGTACTGACGAACCACGCGAATTGACAAGCCAAGTTCCTTATCGGATGCACGGCCAGCGAAGTGAACGCCATCAGGCAATTCCAAGTCGGCAGTTGCCAACGTGAACGCATTGCGGTGCATGATGATGTTTTGTGGGCTGACTTCGCCGCTATTCGCAAACGGTGTCACCGCGGCAGTTGCGCTGGTAGCAGTAACAGTTACGTTTTGGAATTGACCACCGGTAATGATGGCTGGCGAAACAGTCACTTGTGTGCCAGGTGTAGTTGCAACGTTGGTTGTGGCAGTCACAACGAAGTTGCGAAGTTTGCCTGAACCGTAGGCTGCGCGGCTTTGTGGGTTAACTGCGTACACGCCAGCAATTTGGATCACGTCGCCCTGGTTCAAAGTCAAACCAGCGGATGCAACCAAAGTGATAGTGGATGTAGAAGCCCAGCCGGTGGATAACGAACCAGTAAAGGTCGAAGTGTTGGTGGTCAAAGTTCCGGTGTAATTGCCGAAAGTTTGGTTCACAACGTTCTGATCCATTTTCCAGTTCATGCCGCCCGAATCACGGCCCATAAGACCTTTTTGGAATTGGGTGCTGACTTGGTTTTGTGGATTGAACAAACCTTTAAGGCTGTCAACAATGGTCGCGCTGGTGAACGGCTCGATGATGCAAGAACGACGACCATCGCGTGGTGCGCCTTCAGAATCAAGGTATGCCTGGCCAGTCAAATAAGTAATAAGACCAGTTGGGGGCGTACCAGCAGTTCCCACGATGTTGGCGGTGTTGTTTTTCGCCATAGAAAGACCGTCAAAGTCAATCTTGTTGGCGATAGCAGCAATAGCCGGTTTCAACACGCGGTCGCTGAACATATCAAGCGACAAAGCCAAATCCTGGGTCGTGAATTGGGTATCCACGTGGAATTGGGTTGACAGCGTGACAGGAACGCTAGTTTCGTTGAAATCTT